ATGTGGAAAGCTCTTGATAATGAAGATTATGGAGAAGCTAGTTTCCAAATGCTAGACTCTTTATGGGCTAAGCAAACACCTAATAGAGCAAATAAACTTTCTAAAAAAATGCAATCAGCAAAATTATAGGAGAACATTATGTGGTTAAATATAGCAGCTAAGTTAGTTCCAGGTATGATTAAGACTGGTATGAAGATTGCAACAAATAGAAGAAAAGCAAAAGAATTAGAATCTATAGCCGAAATGAATCATGCACAACGCATGGCAGATGGACAGATTGAATACAAAAAAGCTGTAATGAATAATCAGAATCAAGGATGGAAAGATGAACTGGTTTTAATAATTGTAGTTTTGCCAATCGTTGTTTTAAGTTGGTCAGTATTTAGTGGAGATCCACAGGCTAAAGAAAAATTAGATTTGTTTTTTGAATATTTTAATAATTTTCCAGAATTTTATAAATGGTTAGTTCTTGGAATTTTTGGATCTATATATGGTCTAAAGCCAGGTATGGATTTATTTAAAAAGAAATAATGTCTGACAATCTAGATTTGATTAACGAATATAAAGAACAAGTTCGTATCTTAAAGCAAGAAGTAGCTGAGCTACAAGATGCTGGTAAGTCTAAGGACTCTGCTAACAAAAGATGCTTACAGAAACTTGAACATTCACAACAAGACTTAGATCAAGCTAATAAAAAAATAACAGATTTAGAAGATCAACTTCATAAAATTAATAAGAAAGACAATGAATGAAATTTGTATTAGTGGTAATATTTTGCTCTGCCTTAGAACAAAATTGCTTACCACCACAAACAGCATCACAACACAGCACCTGGTACGATTGTATGATGGCCGGCTATAACAAAGCACAGATTTATACAGAAGATGTAGGTACGCAAAAAACAAATGAATATAAGTTATATGTACAGTTTCAATGCAAGACTGTTAAGGAGGTTTAATGGCAACTCCAGCATGGCAGCGTAAAGCTGGTAAATCTAAATCTGGTGGACTTAATGCAAAAGGTAGAGCTAGCTATAATAGAGCTACTGGTGGCAATCTAAAAGCACCAGTTACTACTAAACCAAGTAAATTAAAAAAAGGTAGTAAGGCAGCTAAAAGAAGAAGTAGCTTTTGTTCCAGAATGAAAGGAATGAAACGTAAGCTTACATCTGCTAAGACTGCTAGAGATCCTAATTCAAGAATTAACAAAGCTCTTAGAAAATGGAACTGCTAAGTGTCCAAAAAACTATGGAAGAAAACTAACATCTTAACTGATGTTGGTAAGTGTAGGTATTGCTCAGGCAGTATCGTTAGTACAGATTCATTTGTAAGTTTTTACCCCAAAGGTCATGCTCATTATCTTTGTATGAGAAAAGATGACCATAACAAACAATTAAATAAGGAGAAATAAACTATGGCAAAAAAAGGATTGTACGCTAACATCCATGCAAAGCGTAAAAGAATTAAAGCTGGTAGCGGTGAACGAATGAGAAAAGTAGGTTCTAAAGGAGCTCCAACTGCTGCTAATTTTAAAAGAGCTGCAAAGACAGCTAAAAAACCAAAAAGTAAAAAGAGGTAAAAAAATGGCAGATAGTGATTGGTACAAAAAAAATTTTAAAAAATATCGTAAAGGTGATAAATTTAAAGTTAGAACAATTACACTTGATAGTGGTAAAAAGGTAATGAATTTTTTAGAAGATGATGAGTTAAAACTTATTAACGCTTTAAATCTTGTACCAACAATAGATAAATAATTACAGAATAGGTTAAACTACTTGTTTAGAAGTTTAAAGTTCTAGTTTTTACTAGAGGGTTAGGGAGGGTACAGAATCAATTGGTATAGGTATAATTGGACTCTGAATTAATGATGTTATAGTATTGATTCTGAGAAAAGATAAAAACTAACAATTGTGAACTATACCAATAATATACCAAGTAGCAGATTTGCTAGTAATAATAAGATTAATTTAATTGTTATTAGTGATTACAAATCAATTGCTCTACCAACTGAGCTACAAGGGCAAACTGAAAAAGCTTATATATATAGCCGAATTGAATCGCAAGATTCTTTTCGGCTTTTTTTTTATGCCCAAAATATAAATAGAATCATTGCGTTCTATACCTTTTTTATACCCTTGCTAGCTATACTTTGGAAATACCCATTACAAAATGATTGGGAAATAAGAGAAATAACACCAATTGATTATTTGCAATACTGTTATAGGTATAGTATAACATTGTTATAACTTAACTAATAGAGGAGAGAAAAATGACTACAAACTGGTTCAAAAAATACGATGAACTTTATAAACAAGATGAAAAAGATGGAACTTCTTTATCTACAGCTTTTGCAAAAAAAATGAGAGATAAAGATTTGTCTAGTATTAAAAAACCAAAACTTCCAATTGATGAGTTGGAAGAAGTGCAAAAAGAAAATGAGTTAAACTATTATGGAGGGAGATCATAATGAAAAAAGAAACTTATACTATAGAAGCACCATCACAAGCTAACCTATATTTTTTTCCTAACTACCCTGTAAAATATAAATGGGAAAAAAACAAAAACGATAAAAGAGTAAAAAAATTAGTTACTGGTTGTGGTGGCACTTTTAAAAATGATCGTCATGCTTTAACTGCTGCTAAAGAAAGATACCCTGATCTTAAAAATTTTAAAGGTGAGTTTAGATTTAAGATGGAAGTTAATGGTAAATCTTGTGGCAGCTATAAGTATGGAAATAATAAAATGAAACAAAGAGTAAAAAGGTTAGCTGCAATTTATTGTAAGCTTACTGGTTTATTTCCAAGTTCAAGATTAGCAGTACCTAAAAAACTTTTACCTTATGCCTTAAAATTTTGGGGTGCTAGTTATTATAATTGGCATTTAATAGGTTTTAAAAAAGTAGAGAAAACTAATTTATTTGGAGAAACAAAAACTTACATGAGAGAGGAAAACAATGGAACTACAAATTAGACCAGTACAAAAAAATGGTAAAAGAATATGGCGTTATTCTTATTGGGGTATAGATGGTAAAGTTAAGTTTATATCCCATAAAAATAAATCTGTATTAGAGTCACTAGCTAAAGAAAAAGTAACTGAGGTTGGTGTATTTAAAACATCATCCTCACAAGTATTTTTAAGTGAAGCTAATATAGCTTTTATGCAGCACCAAAAATACAAACAGTTAGAAAATAAAATCCAACCCTCAACTGTTAATGAATACAGTAGCTTTTATATTAATCACATTTTACCTTTTTTTGAAAATGTAGATATAAGAACTATTGATAAGCATAAGGTATTTGAGTTTGTAGATTACTTAAAAAATAAGATCCTAAGAGCTCAAATTAAATCTAGTACCGCTAGGAAGATATTTAATACTTTAAGCTTAATTATTCAGCACCAGGTAGATACTGATAAGTTAGCTAAGAATATCTGCAAAGATAAAGATTACTTAGTTACTATTATTACACCCAAGAAAATTACAAAAGCATTGGATTTTCATGAGTGGTCGTTAGAGAGGGTAGCTAATATTGTTAGTGGTATAAGTAACAAAATGATTCAAATTATCTGTATGGTTATGCTTGAAACTGCTTGCAGACCAAGTGAGGCCAGAGCGTTAGATAGAAAAAGCTTATTGTTTAAAGGCAATATACCAATGATTAGATTTGATAAAGCAGTCAAAGCTAAAAAGAAACTTGGTGATACTAAAACAGTTAATGGTAATAGAACTTTAGTTATTTCTACTGCACTAAAAGATGTTTTAACAGATTATGTTAATTCTTTGCCTGGCAAACAATCTATACTGTTCCTTAATAGCAAAGCTAAATATATATGTATTGAAGCTATTATTAGCCACTTAGAGAGGGTGCTAGCTAAAAATAAGGTGCAACTACCCATAGATAGAAAGTCGTACTTCTTTCGCCATTTCACAGCTACTTACTGGGCATATACCGGCAAGTACACTAACGCTATAGATTTGGCAAAAGCACTAGGTGATAAGGATATTAACTTTGTCCAGGACACTTACATCAAACCATATCAAAGCAATGGTGATGAAGTGCAGAACATTGATTATCAAAACAAACACTACAATTGGAAATAATATGACAATTAAAAATGATCTATATGTTTATAGGGTAAGGCATGGCAGCACAAGAATAAGAAAATACAAACTTAGTAAATTTTTATCAAATGTAAATAATACATTATTTACAAAAAGATTTTTTATAAATAAAAAAGACGCAGAAAATTATTTAAAAAAATAATAATTATTTATACCAATATTTATCGTAGTTCTCATTATTATAGAGAACTACATCCCATTCAATTTTTCGTTTAACACTTTTTTTAGCAAACTCTATAGCATCCTTTTCTAATGCAAACAGTACATTGCTAAAGCTAGTAAATTTATCTTTTGGTTTCCAAATTACAAAATACATAAAAAAAAGGGGGAGATTTCTCTCCCCCTCAATCACACAACAAATAAATATAAGAGTTTCTTTTACAAAGCTCTTATAGTTTTCACATTTAATGACACTTACTTTTTTCTGTTATCCCATACTCTTTTAAAGAGGGAGCTATTGGGTTATTAGTGAGAGAAGTGTCTTGCCTCAATAATTCGGTTGCTTCTTTAGTGAAGTAATCAAGTGGTCTTTTAAAAAACTCTGCAATCTGAATTAAACGTACAGATGATATTGTATTTTTACCTTGTTCATATTTAGATATTTGTTGGTATTTAACATCAAGTGCCTTAGCTAATTCTGTTTGTGTGCAGAACACTTTTTTTTCAAATGCTCTTGTTGGCAGCTCTGGGTCGCCAGCATTTATTATTTTAATTCTATTGTACCTAGCCTCAGTTATTCTACCGCCAATTAATTTATTCATGGCCTTATCCATTTCTGTTAATTGGTGTTTTTTATATTGTCTTTTCATTCTTCCTCTCTTTTGAGCAGACTCCTAGCCTACAGTTTTTTACAACTTTAAAGTTCATCAGTTATTAAGGCGAATACATGAACTTGGCATCTTCATTTTCTACCAAGCATATTTGCCTAAAAGTCTTTACATACTTTTTAAATGCAACACTTGAATGAACACATTGCCTAGACTTACCAGACTTAGCCGGTTTCATAATCTCTGCATGGTACTTCTCAAGTTTTGCATAACGTCTTGTAAGACTGTTACTTTTCTTTAAAGCCATCCTCTTTAGACTCCTCATCTTTGGTTAATTTAATCCTAGATTTATCAAACTTAATATCTAGGACAGTAACCCTAGCATCATCGCTAGGAGTATTTGATTTTGCAGCTATCTCTGCATTTTCAAATTCTTCATCAACTTTAAAGTTAGCTTCAAAAAAACTTTCTTTTGTTACTTTGCTCATTTTCTAAACTCCATTGTTGAATAACTTTTATTAACTTTAAGTGTAGGTATTAATTTTAATTGTTTTTTAGATAAGGTAATATTTCTATGAGCCTGATTGCTTTTACTAATTAGATTTAATTTACGAAACTCTGCAATCAAAGCACCAGCTCTAGCTCTAGTAAAATGAAACTTTTCACTTATCTCTTTGTAAGTTGGAGCATAGTCATAAGTTTCAATAAAGTGCTTTATAAAATCAAGCACATCTTTTTTTATTTGGCTTAGGTAAATATGACCATTGCCATTGCCATTTCCATTTTTAAGTATCATTTAATTTCCTCAAATAAATTTGTTACGTTGGTTTTAGTAGTTCGTAAATCATTGCCATCGCTTGCTAGACTTTTTAAATAGTTAATTAACTTTTGGTTAAACCAATTAGATTTTTCTAAATCCATAATTGCCTTTTCTAGTGTTTGCCCTCCTTTAGCACCAAACCTAGATAAGTATTTCATTGCTGATCCTCTCAAAAAGCCGATGTTTTCTTCTGGAGTCATTTGACTCATAATGGCATCGCAAGTTTGTATTCCTTTTTGATAGTGAGGAGGGTTTTTACTTTCCATGTTAATCTTTCTTCATTGGGTCGTTTAATTTAATTGATATATCTGGTTGCCCAGCTTTTTCTGGATCAGTACCTTTCTCAGTATTAAGCCAAGCCGAAGCATTTTTTTTAACACCATTTAAAGTGACATTGCCGGTGTAATGGGGATATTTTTTACCTGGCTCATCATTGGGTTTGCTTTGACGCTTCCATAAAGCACCAGAATTATCATAATTGTTATCTGCCATTTGTTCCTCTTGATTGTATTTGTGATTTTAGTTTGTTGTATTCTGTATCAACTCTTAGCTGTTCAATAGGGTCAGCTGCTATTAAATGTAAATCATCTTTGTATTTATCTTTAATAGGAGTTAAATTTTTTTCGAAATAAAGTTGTGACTTAGAATGTTTGGCAACAGTTTGCATTTGACCAATCCAATCATTAGCTAGTTCAACAATAGTTTTAGTTTGTGTTTTAACTTCTTGCTTAGCTTTTGGTTTAGGTTTGCTTAGAAACTGTTCCATTTCCTCAGCTGTTGCAATCTCATCCCCAAAAAAGCCTAAGAAACTGAGAGCTCTACCACAGCTTACTGTCGATTGTTTTTCAAATTCTTTGTCTTTGTTTTGTATTTGTTTTGATAAACCAGTTGAAACTAATTTATCGTCTAAAAAAATTTCTGTTTTAAATTTATGAATACCCTCAGGTAAATCAAAACTATCGGTTACAATTCTAATTCTTTCACCAAAATATTCTCTAACAAATTTTAATCTATAAGGTACTGTTAAGTATTTACCTTTAGCACCTAAGTTCGCATAATCGCTATCATCAATATCATTTCTAAATTGTTGAATAGCATCAATTAGTGTTTTCATTTCTCTCCTTTAATTGGTCTAACTCTTTTTTTAAGTTGCCATTTAGTTGTTTGTGATCTTGTTCTATTTCCCTTACATCTTTTAGTTCCTTGCTAAGCCTATCAATTTCGTTTTCTTGCTTTAGCAGCAATGAGTTTTTATCTACTAACTTTTGGATTAGTTGGTCTTTTGGTAAAGACTCATAGTGTGCAATCAATTGTTTAAAGTTCATAGTAACCTCTAAATCTTTTAATAATTTCTGGATCTAAACCTTTCCACCAGAAGCCATCTTTTCTTATTTCTGATAGGTCAGGTTTGCAAAGTTTTGCTAGAACTTTAGGGTCGCCATTAGCTAATTCTAATTTTGTTTCCCAACACTTTTGGTAAAGAACTAATTCTTCATAATAATATTGTAAGCTA